AGCGTAATCGCCTACAATTTTATATAGTTACCAAAACATATTCAATACGCCATCAATGCGTATTAAATGCCCCTGTAATGTAATCCGATACTCACCTTCCACATAAGTTTTTAATCCAGCAATCCTATGTAATACAGTCCCATCATGGCATATGATCTCTTTCTCTTCATAGGGCAAATACTTTTGCTCGCCATCTTCAACATAATCTAAACCAGCGCCACCTGTAGGCAGTTTAATGACTACTGTAAAAGCATAGGGATCTATATTGCCTAAGTCTAATGTAATATGCGGGTAGTCCTTATGCCAAAGGCCTGCATGGGTAAGCAGGAATGGGCTTGATGCAAAGATATGAAAGGATGGGTGAGCCAAAGAATAGTTAAGCTTTATGGGCTCTTTAAACTGATCTGATAAGTGATCAATAATGATATCGTATGTGTCACCAAACTGTTCACGCAGTATGGGATTTAATATCTTAATCTCTTGTTTGTATTCTGGAGTCTTACCGTCTAGGTAAGCATTCCTACCAAGCGTGTAGAAGGCAAATTCATTTGATCTGGATACCCAATACTTCTGAAGCCTAAAGACTTTATCAGCTATCTCTTCGGTATTAATATCTAATTTTTGAGAAATAAAAGGGGGCATAGCCCCCAATTATACATTACTTATTCATTACGTACATCGTCACTTCAAAGCCAAATCTCATTTCTGTTGCAGCTGGAGTTGTCCACATAATATTTTCCTTTGTATATAAAAAAGACCTATTTTTGCTACACAAACACCTTTGTATGTAATTTACTCCATACAAGCTGGTTTGTATTGAATATAATGCGCTTTTTGCTATACAAAATCCTCAGTAAAATCATGATAAACATGTAAAGTATTCTTTACACTAGTTTTCACTCAAATCATTGATTTATATACAAATGAATGAAAACAATTTGCATGAAACTTTAATAAAGTAATACATACACCCCCATATGTTACCTTATTAAAAAGTCCAACGAATATTTGTTGTATATTTGGTAGTAGTACGTACCTTTCGCCACAATGCTATAAACCATTGATTATAAACAAATAGACCAACATTTAGTACACATAATAGTAGGCAAGCTACATTACGCCACTCCCGTTAGCTGGCTAGCGGGATTACCACGGAATAATAATTTAATATTCCGTTGAAAAACCTTGACTTTTTATGTCTCATTTGCTATAGTTTCTCTTGTGAGTCCCTTTCCTCACACGATCCTTTACATTTGCTTCTCTCTCTCGTAATGGTCAACCCTCGGTGTCCCTCGCACCTTAAAACCCTTAGATTAAAACCTAGGGGTTTTTCTTTTATACCCCTTGCTTTTTGTTTTAAACAGGAGTAAATTTATAAATGAGAGATGTGAATGCAAAGGTGATAAGAGAACGCTCGTTCTTTTTCCCCTATCTATTCGCATCTTTCCGTACTCCAAACGATATCACTGAGCCTAAATGGGCTGCGTGGAATAATACATAGGCCGTGCTTACACCCGCATGCGTGCAACCTCGTGGTCTTAAATGGGTACCACATAAGCTGGATAGGACTGGGGTGACTTGCCTACTATCCAATGAGTCAACATTAACTTCGTGTAGGACTAGTATCACTACAAGTAATCTATCAGTGGTATGGGTCAAAGTGGGATCTTCTCACCCTAGGCGGAGCTATGCTTAAAATTTTTTAAACGAGGAGAAAAATATGTTACTAGACGATCTATTACAAAGAAAACAGGAAGGGGTAGAATATACCAAAGATGATAGAGGTAATGTTATTATGACATTAACAGAATATGGTGAGTCATATATGTTAAAAGATGGCTTGGATGAAAACGATAACAATGTTATTGTTACTTATTTAATTCCAACGAGGAAATAATGGATTTTACACATGCAGTAGTAGATGATGGAGAGATCATCAGAAAACATAGATGGTCTAAACGAGAAGCTAAATGGTATAAAGATACACATCCAGATTTAGATGTGGTAGAGTTGCCAAAAGAACCAAAAATAATATTTAATACTAATGACTACGAGGAGGCACCATACTAATGGCTACGAAACATTATCAAGTAAGAAAACAATGGAGAGTCAAACTCCATGCAAAGCGTTGTGAAGACAATGATCAATCTCCAGCAAGATACCAGCGTGACGCAAGAGTGTTAAATAGAGCAATGGCTATCTATAATGTTAAAGGAGATAAGGCGACATGGCAGACCTATTAAAAAAAACAATCATAGTTGAAAATGTTTTGGTTAAGGGGTATATTAAACACGCTAATGGTAAAAAGACTATGTTTGAATTTAACAAGCAAGACTTTAATCCATCAGCGTTTGAAAAAATATTTGAGGAAGTTGGAAAGAAGTTTTAATGGCCAGAGGAAAAATATATAGTGTTACATATGATAGGGATCAAGCTACAAAAATAAACAAAATATTACTTAGCTATCCTAACATTACACAAAAGGCATTATGTGTTGCTTGTATTACTAACGAACATAGGCTTAAGTATTTAGAGAAAGAGGGCTTAATAAAACTACCACGAACAATAGGTAGATTATTAAGAAATTGTAAGAAAATAAACGAGGGAAAATCAAATGAGGTATTTATCAGTATGTAGTGGCATAGAAGCAGCCACGGTTGCATGGCATGATTTAAGTTGGCAACCAATAGGCTTCTCCGAAATAGAAAAATTTCCGTCTGCGGTATTGAGTCACCACTATCCAGATGTCACTAACTTTGGTGACATGACTAAATATAAGGAGTGGAATCTTGAATCAGTTGAACTTATCGTTGGAGGAACCCCATGTCAATCATTCTCAGTCGCTGGACTTAGAAAGGGACTTGAAGACCCAAGAGGCAACCTTGCCCTTACCTATGTGGGACTTCTTGACCACTTTAGACCCAAGTGGTTCATATGGGAAAATGTCCCAGGTGTTCTCAGTTCCAACGGTGGACGGGACTTTGGTTCCTTTCTCGGAGCGGTGGCAGAATGCGGGTATGGGTTCAGCTACCGGGTGCTTGACGCTAAACACTTCGGAGTTCCACAAAGACGCAGAAGAGTCTTCGTTGTTGGACATCTTGGAGATTGGAGACCTACCGCAGAGGTTCTTTTTGAGCGGGAAAGCTTGCCATGGAATATTGAGAAGAGCATCAGTAAGAAACAAAGAACTTCCTCCACAATTAAAACAAGCGTTGGAGAACGGAGTCAAGCTAGATCCCCCGATGGAAACAACACTATAGGCACATTGCTTGCAAGAGACTATAAAGGCATAGGCAATCAAGATTTAAAAGATGGTAGAGGTTTAATACTAGAACCTATTGTTTATGAAACACACCCCGCAGATAGTCGTGTTAAAGAAATGGGTGATACATGTCAGACAGTCACTTCACGATGGGGAACGGGTGGTGGTAATGTGCCATTAGTTCATAGTGTAGCCGTAGATGTATATAACCAAGCTATTGATGGTGATGTATGTGCTACATTAACAAGAGCAGTTGGTGGAACAAACACAAGTGGTGCTAAAGTTATGCAAGCATATTCCATTCGTGAAGATGCAAAGGCTAATACATTTAGTGCTACACCATTAGAAGTCACTCCAGCATTACAAGCATTAAGACCATCAGTGCAATCTCATCATGCACAAACTTTCATTGCACAACCTATGGCGGTAAGGAGACTTACTCCTATTGAATGCGAGAGGCTTCAAGGCTTTCCAGATAACTACACAGATATCAAACCAAAAGGTAAAGATACACCCGATGGCCCACGATATAAAGCAATAGGTAATTCTATGGCAGTTCCATGTATGGCTTGGATTGGGAAAAGAATACAAGAAGTCAAGGACAAAATTTAACTCATACCTATTTATTTACGATTGAGTTAGGCATAGAATTATAAATGAGGAAATCAAATTGGAAGTCAATGAAGAATTAGAATCTAAGATTCGTGAGTTAGCTGATACTTTATACGAGGTATCAGAAGACTTACGCAAGAAGAATGAAATCATTGCAGCAAGAGCATGGGATGCCACAGAGTTTGAACAAGACTATATAATTTCCATTCTCAAAGAAAAAGATGTCAAGATTGAAATCCTTGAAATAGATAATCAAGCACTAAGAGATAGTCGTGATATGTTTCAGAATAGAAATGCTGAACTA